ACGGAAGATCGCTCCACTCCGTTTGAAGGAGCCTCTGGCATAACGCATCCTATGATTAGTGAAAGCGTAACCCAGTTCCAAGCACAGGCATACAAGGAACTCTTGCCATCGGGCGGACCAGTACGCACCGCGGTCCTGGGACTTAAAGACCGCGCACGAGAAGAGCAGGCTAAACGTGTAAAAGATTTCATGAACTACCAGATCACGGAGATCATGGAAGAGTACGATCCAGATATGGATCAGATGTTGTTTTATTTGCCGCTATCTGGTTCTACATTTAAGAAAGTATACTTCGATCCAACGAAACAACGCGCTATAGCTAAGTTCATTCCTGCACAAGACCTTGTCGTTTCATACGCTGCATCTGATTTAGCAACAGCTAGCCGTGTGACCCACGTTTTACGCATGGATCTCAACGATGTTGTGAAAATGCAGTACGCAGGTATGTATCGTGACGTTGATCTGTCTGCATCTGAGGATGTAGAAGAGGATCAAGTACGCCAGAAGGTAAACGAATTAGAGGGATTATCTAAGAATTACAGCGATGATGTGCTTAATATCTTGGAAATGCACGTTGATTTAGACCTCGAAGGGTTCGAGGACATGGATCCAGAGACTCAAGAGCCTACAGGTATCAAGCTCCCGTACATCGTAACACTGGACGATTCGTCTGGTTCGATCCTATCTATCCGTCGTAACTACGAGATGGAAGATATCTTCAAGCGTAAGCGCCAGTATTTCGTACACTACAAGTTCATGCCTGGTCTTGGGTTCTATGGCTTCGGTCTAATCCACATGGTTGGTGGACTTGGTAGAGCGGCAACGAGCCTCCTACGTCAGCTTATCGATGCAGGAACACTCGCTAACCTCCCTGCCGGTTTTAAAGCCCGTGGAGTGCGTGTACGCAACGCAGATGAGCCATTACAGCCTGGAGAGTGGAGAGACATTGACGCCCCAGGAGGAAGCATTAGAGACGCTATCGTACCGCTGCCATACAAAGAACCATCAGGTACACTGGCTACTTTACTGGGTGGACTGGTGAATGACGGACGTCGGTTCATTGCATTAGCCGATCAACAGATCTCGGACATGGGTCAGGAGACTCCTGTCGGAACTACAGTAGCTATGTTGGAACGCGGGATGAAGGTTATGTCCGCGATTCATAAACGATTGCACTACGCTCAGAAAACAGAGTTCCGTTTACTGGCGCGTATCTTCTCTGAAAACCTCCCTCCTATGTACCCCTACGAAGTAGCGGGCGCACAGGCGCAAGTTAAAGTAGAAGACTTTGATGCTCGGGTAGACGTCCTCCCAGTCTCAGACCCTAACATCTTCTCCATGTCGCAACGTGTTACACTCGCGCAAACTCAGCTCCAACTGGCGCAGTCTAACCCGCAGATGCACAATCTGCATGCCGCATATAGAAGAATGTATCAAGCATTAGAGGTGCAGAATATCGACGAGATCCTACCACCGGCTCCAGAGCCTATGCCTCAAGACCCTGCTACGGAGAATGCGGCTATGATTGGCGGTAAAACACCACAAGCATTCCCTCAACAGGATCACGACGCGCATATTCAAAGCCACTTGGCTATGCTCGAACTTGATATACTACAACAAACACCGGCAGTTCTGGCCGCAATCTTCAGTCATGTGTTCCAACACGTCAGTATGAAAGCTAGAGTTATGGTTCAAATGGAGATGCAGCAGATGCAACAAGCGCAGATGCAAGAGCTACAACAGCAGATTGCTCAGATTACAAACCTAGTTCAAGCAGGAGCATTGCTCCCTGAGATGGCGCAGTCACAGATTGCTCAACTGCAACAACAGATGCAACAGTCTCAGATGCCCCTAGATCAAGTGGAGGCTCGAGTTTCACAGGTTGAATCAGAGTTGCTACAAGAGGTTATGCCTCTACTGACATACAAAGGTGAAGGTGGCGCAGAGCAAGATCCGCTCGTAACTATCCGTATGCAGGAACTAGCAATCAAGGAGATGGAAGCTTCGCAGAAAGCACAGATGGAACAAGCTAAACTACAGCTAGACCAGATGAAGCTAGAACAACAAGCTACTACTGATTCTGCTAGGCTAGAACTTCAAGAGCAGATCGCTGATGATCGCAGTGAGGTAAACAGGGAACGCATTGACGTGCAACGTCAGGCTATGGAAAGAAGATGACCCGCGGTCTTCTAGCGGCTATACTAATTATGATCGGCGGGGTTGTATCCGCCGACGATACAATCAGAACTGATACAAACAGCACTATAACTTCTGACGGTTCGATGGATACCACCATCAACAGTCCGCCGCCTTCTGCGATTTCTCCGCAGATTAGCGCAAGCAACTCTGACCTATGTACTGTAGGTGTCGCGGGGGCGGTGCAGACACAGATCCTAGGTATATCCGCAGGTAGAACTGTACGAGACATGAACTGTGAAAAGCTCAAGAACGCCAAAACCATGTACGACATGGGGATGAAAGTGGCAGCTGTATCCGTAATGTGTCAGGATGAAAGAGTGTTTGAAGCCATGCTTAATGCGGGGACGCCCTGCCCCAAGGATGGATTGGTGGGAGACAAAGCTAGGCTTGCATGGGAGATGGAAGCAGTTAAGGAAGAAATACAAAGAGATCAGAACAATCCTATGAGAAAGATGTTCAATGAAAACGTTGAAACAAAAACAGGTCTTAGTGTTATTATTAGCACTTTGGCCTTCTTACTCTTCTTGTGATCCCTATAGCTATGGGGCAACAGGGAACGCCGCGTCCACAGCACTAAGCTGGGGGATGGGTTCTGTCTTGCCCGATATTCCAGGCATAGACATAAACGGTCTTTTATACAGATATACCACGGTCAAGAACCCAGAAGATGATATGAAAGTCCACGTTGGAAATAAGAACGCTAGCGGAGACGGCTATATCTTTCGAGAAACCGACGACTGGTCGGGAGTTCCCGGCAACACCATCGTTAAATCTTTTCCCCTTTCTAACATTCCGGCTACCAAATGGGGTGACGGTTCAATTGACATTGAAGGGAAAGGTTCGGTCAAAGATGCTGTGGTTATATATAACTATAGGATCGACGAGTGCTTTGAACCGCAGTCTAACCCTAACTGCCCAGGATATGTGAAACCTATGCCTGTTATACCTGTGATTGAAGTCTATGATGCACTGGAAGATGACGCTGTTATGGACGCTATAGACGCCGACACAGACTTTCAGTATGATGAAGACGGAGAGTTGATACTTTCTGAGGAGGAAGAGGAAGAAGAAACCAGAATTGAAATGGGGCTGACGGCATCTGCCAATGCGTTGACTCTATTTAAAACGCAAGGACAAGATCAGATCATTATGGCTATCAATCAACAAACTAATCTTAATATGTATTACAATGCATCTATTAACGGTGGTTCGTATGCTGATGCCCCTGGTCTTGCTGATTCAGAGATACCTGATAACAAGAAAGCCCTTCGCAATAATTTGGCACAACAGATTCTGCATGAGAAGATGGTCGATATGCAGTATAACAAATGAGGTTTAATATGAAATATTCTATTGCAATACTTTCACTATGCGCGTTTCCTGCATTAGCTAACGTCGAGATTACAGGTAGTGTAGAAGCTAAATGTGTCATTCAAACAACTAAAAGCGGTGTATACGGAAACCCGATTGCTAGTAAGTTAAGTACTACTCCTGCTGACGGCGGGGTGTTACCTATTATAAGATACGATGTGTCTATTGCGGATTCTTATACCGCTAACATAACGCATCCAACATCGTTTAGTTCTTCCCCTACACTAACAGACACATTAGCGTGGACAGGAAGCACAAGCGTAACGCAAACGTCTGTTTCTGGTATGTCAGCATATGAAGCGGCTAAAGTTGTAGTAGACAACACCACAATCTTTGATCTCACACTGGCGGGTTCAACGTGGTTCTCTACAGCTTCTAGTGCTGTGTACGGTTCAGCTAAACCGTTTCCCGGAGGCAACTACACTGCGGTTGTGCAGGCCAGTTGTGTCGCTAAGTAAGTTAACCATAATAGGTATGTTAGCTGCTTTTAGTGCGTCCGCGCATGAAATGACGCCTGCTTATCCAGAAGTAAAGATGTCTCACGTTAAAAACGTAGTTAAAGTAGAGATGTCTTTGTTTAACTCTAGGGAAGAAATAAAGTACTATCAGGTCGATTTATTTGATTTAAACTGGATGCCTATACCTTTTTCTACGCCGTATAGAATTATGAAGGTTGATTATAAAGAACATAAAGCTTTTGATGTCTACATAAGGAAGAGAGATTTACCCGAAGCAGTCTTTCTATGTACAACCTCAAAGGTGAGGAAAACTAATATATCTAGGACACTTGTTTCTTCTACAATATGCTCAAGGCTAGACGGAGAACCTGCATGAGATTAGCGTTAGCTCTTTGTGTTTTATCGAGTTCTGTTGTGGCCGACAATAGCTCTCTTTCGCTTGCTTTGCCAAGCCCGCCAATGAACTATCAATCGGATTCGTTTTCAACGGGTAGTACACGGTGCAGTAATGCTGTAGGTGGAGGTGTAAACTTAGAATATGGCGTAACAGGTGTTCTTTCTGGCCTAGATACTGACAGCCGTGGCAAAGATATAGGCGTATACGCACGTATTGTTATACCCTTGGATAAACCCAAAGCCCGTATCAACTGTGACGATCTCTATCAGATCGAGTTGGCGCAACGCAGACTAGAGATACAAAAGCTACGTGATGAGATAGAAGCACTGAAGAACTTACAAAATGCTAGCGGTGAAATGGAGTTTGAAAACTAATGGATACTACCAAGATAGCAGATAACATTGACGGACTTGCAGATCGAGAGTTTAAGACAGGTGGTATGAAGTTATCATTTGGTTCTATAATGGCTATACTTGCGTTCTTATCTACAGTGGTAGGTGGTTTGTACGGTGGGTTTGTTATGTATCAAAAAATAGAAGAGGTCGCGGGGCTAGACCTAGGTGCTTACCAACAAGCAATGGATGTGATGGATGCCAAGGTGACAGGCATATCTGAAAAAGTTGAAGAGTCAGTAGAATACAGCCGCGATATTAAAAACGGGTTGCGTTCGGACATATTAAGCATCGAGAAGCAAACGGATCGTGTGGAGGATATGGTTCGTGAATCTGAAGACAAGGTTCGTACTATGATAGATAATGCAGAAGTTCGCTTTGAAAATCAACGAGAACGTGTTAGGGTTTCACAAAGTGGCGCTATGAAAGAGCTTGAAGAAAAACTAATGGATAAGATCCAGAGGGCTCTAGATAACCCTCTTGCAGACTAGGAGAAGCACATGACTGAGTTTGAAAAAGCTGATGTAGACGGTAATGGTTCGATAGATCAAGCCGAGTGGGATAGACTGGCCTTAGAAGATAGAAGGCTGAAGATGGCAGATGACGATGCTCAAAGAGATGCACAACGCAAGATGGCATGGTTTGCATTATTTGGTATGTTGCTGTACCCTTTCGCAATAATTATTTGTAATGTGGCTAATCTTGATGAAGCCATGAAGTCGCTAGCTTCTATTGCTGGTGTGTATTTTGTTTCTGTTGCGGCTATCGTTGCTGCCTTCTACGGCAAGGAAGCCTACACAAAAGGAAAGGAAAATAACTAATGATGGGACTAGGATTACTAGGTAAGGTCGCTGACTTAGCCGGTACAATGATCGAGGGCAAGACTGCGGTTAAGCAGGCTGAAGCTCAAACAAAAATGAAGATTGCCACTGGAGAACTAGATTGGGATCTAGCCGCAATGAAGGCCACAGAGAATAGTTGGAAAGACGAATGGATTACACTTTTGTTCAGTATTCCCCTTATTTTGGCGTTCTGTGGGGACTGGGGTAATCAAATAGTACAAGCAGGGTTTGCCGCATTAGCGGATATGCCTGGTTGGTATCAGTATTCTTTAGGTGGAATAGTATCTGCAAGTATTGGTATGCGTGGTGTCAGTAAGTATTTTGGGAATAAAAAATGAAAGAGAACTTCAATAAGTGTTTAGACATGCTACTTGCCCACGAAGGAGGATTTGTAAATCATCCCGAGGATCCTGGAGGTATGACTAATCTTGGTGTCACCAAACGTGTGTACGATGAATGGATTGGTCGAGAGTCTACTGAACAAGAGATGCGGGACTTAACGCCAGAAGATGTAGCTCCGATATATAAAAAGAACTACTGGGATCGAGTCAAAGGCGATTCACTTCCTTCTGGTTTAGACTGGGCCTGTCTGGACTGGGCCGTGAATTCCGGATCTGGTAGACCTGCAAAAGCTGTGCAACGTGCAGTTGGGGCTACGCAAGACGGAGCCATAGGACCAAAGACGTTAGGTCTTATTATGGAGAAAGATCCCGCTGAGATAATAAATTATGTTTACGGCGTCCGTCAGGACTTCTATAAGAGCTTAAAGACGTTTGAAACGTTTGGGCGTGGATGGACAAGACGTAATAAAGAAACATTACACCAAGCCTTAGAAATGATATAGGAGAGTAAAATGCCCGTACCAAAGAAATCCCCAGAGCCTAAGTTACGCCCTAAGTACTTAGGGTTAGATCAAGAGTCTATTAATGAAATAGAAAACATGGAAGCGGAGGATAAGATGATTATCACCGATGACGACACAGGTGAAACTCAAAAGTTCAGCTATGGTGGCGATGTTCGTTTCAATGCTAACCGTGGGAAAACATACTAATGCCTACAATCATGATCAGTATCATGCCGGATGGTATTCCGGTAGATAAGATGGACGGGGACAACGATGGTCCTAGCTGCCCATCAGCTACTCAGGATGGTGAGATCAACGATGAAAACCGTATGTCCGCAGAGGAACAAGCGTCTTATCGTGATCCATCGGCAGACGGTGGCTTTAAATTAACAGAAGTTTGCGCTAATTGTGGCGCATACAATCAGACAGAAGACATGCTAGACTGCATCGGAGATGACTCTGGTGATCTAGGATACTGTCAAATATATAAGTTTATGTGTCAATCAAGCAACACTTGTAACGATTGGGTGAAGGGCGGACCGATAAAATCGGTTGCAGAGAACTCAGAAAGAGATATTCTTTAATGGATGTTGTTGATTTTGCAAAACATATGTATAAGGTACTACAAGAGCGCGAACAAGATATTGCAAGTGCTCTTGCCGGTGATGCTTGCAAAGACTGGGAGCATTACAAACTCATGGTAGGTGAGGTACGGGGCCTGACCTACGCTCGTGAGGAATTTAAAGCCCTGCTGGAAAGAACCGTAGACGATGACGAAGACTTTATTAGTACCTGACCACGTCGCGCAGAAAATGAACAAGGAACGGGAGAAGGCTAAAGCCGACTCATCCGCTGTGAATAGCGCATACGTTGACGCAACCGAGAAGGTATTAGATCCTTCTCTATTAGATAAACCCCTTTTGGAAAGATTACCGCAGCCTACGGGATGGCGTGTATTAGTGATGCCTTATCAAGGTGCCGTTAAAACACAAGGTGGTCTGCATATTCCGGACGAAATTAGAGCTCGTGAAGCCGTAGCAACGGTTGTTGCGTATGTTCTAAAGATCGGTCCGCTAGCATACAAAGACCCAAATAAATTTGGAGAAGGCTCAGATGCCTGGTGCAAAGAAGGTCAATGGGTATGTATCGGACGATACTCTGGATCACGATTTAAGATTGACGGTGGAGAGGTTCGTATCATTAATGATGACGAAGTGATCGCTACAATTCTTGAACCTGATGATATTAAACAAGTTTAGGGGAGTGCCATGAACGAAGAAGCACAAGAAATTATCGAAGAAGAAGAAGGTGTTGAGATTGAACTAGACGCTGAACCTTCTGAGGACAAAGAGGAAGAGACGAAAGTCGAAGCCTCCAAGGAAGAACCTGCCGAAGAAAAACCGGATGAACTGGAGAGTTATAGTAACAACGTTCAAAAACGAATCAAGAAGCTTACCGAGAAATATCGGAAAGAAGAACGAGATCGTGAAGAAGCTGTTCGTATGGCTCAACAATTATTGAGTGAAAACAACAAGTTAAAGTCTCAAGTTAAGAACTTAGACAAAGGCTACGTTAACTCAGAAGAGTCACGCTTAGAAGCTCACGCGGATGCGGTTAAACGTAAATACCGTGAAGCTTATGAAGCAGGGGATTCGGATGCGATGTTTGAAGCACAAGAACAATTGTCTAAGATGGCTGTTCAGCAAGATCGTGTTCGCACAGCAAGACAACGATTGGAGCGAGAGGTTGAAGAACCAGAACAGACGGCCGCTCCTGTCACACCAACAGCCCCACCTGCGGCTAAACCAGATGCACGAGCCGAAGATTGGGCGAGTAAAAATGAATGGTTTGGTTCAGATGAGGTTATGACTTATGCCGCGTTTGGTTTACATAAACGACTTGTAGAGGAAGAAGGGTTTGACCCGACGACCGAAGAGTACTACAATGAAGTAGACAAGCGTATTCGGATAGAGTTTCCACAGAAATTTCCGAAGGCTAAGAAATCGGGCGGAGCACAGGTCGCACCTGCTGGCGCTTCAGCTACCCGCAACACTGCAAAACAGGCGCGTAGGTCGGTGAAACTCTCACCCTCCCAAATTGCGATGGCGAAGCGACTAAACGTTCCGCTTGAAGAATATGCAAAGTTTGTGAAGGAGTAAGACAAATGACTGACAGAAAACCACGCGAAAGCGTAACACGCGAAAAAGAAACGCGCCGTAAACCATGGGCACCGCCCAGTCGCCTTGCTGCACCAGAAGCCCCTGCGGGTTTTGTGCATCGTTGGATTCGAACTGCAATGCGCGGTGAAGACGATAAGATGAACGTCAACACCAAGCTACGCGAAGGATGGGAACCCGTTCGTAAGGACGAGTATCCAGACTATGAAGCTCCCACTATTGACGAAGGTCGATTTGAGGGCATCATCGGACAAGGTGGATTGATGCTGTGTCGCATACCTGTAGAAACCGCCCAAGAACGATCCGAGTATTACGGGAACCGGACCCGCGAACAAATGGTAGCAGTTGATCAGGATTTAATGAAGGACCAACATCCTTCAATGCCGATAACTAATAATCGGCAGAGTCGTGTATCCTTCGGAGGCTCACGAAGAGACTCCGAGTAACTTTTATTGAGGTGCTATTATGGCAAATTCTAACGGATCCTTTGGGCTACGACCCATTGGGAAAATTGGCCAACAAGCCAATTCTACCGGGGCAACGGAATATCGCATAGCTCCAGGTAACACAAACAAGCTATACCAAGGTCAGCCGGTAATACCGACTGCGGCTGGTGTAATTGACGATCTACAAGCTGCGGCTGGTGGTACTGTCTCTATTGTTGGTGTGTTCTGGGGATGTGAATACGTTTCTTCTACAACAGGCGCAACTATCTGGTCTAATACATGGCCAGGTGCTGGTGCTGATACCAACTACCCTGTCAAGGCTTTCGTCTATGACGATCCTATGCAGACGTTCACAATCGCTACATCTAACGTAGTGGCTGCGGCAAACACTGAAGCGGAAGTACGCGCAGCAGTATTTGCTAACATCGCGTTTGCAGGTGGCAATAGCGGTAGTGATACTACAGGTATCTCTTCAGCAACTGCTGACCTAAACACAATCGCTACCACAGCGGCGTTATCTATGCGTATTATGGGAGTCCAAGACGACCCTAGTAATTCAGATTTCACTGCAGCTGGTATTCCATTAATCGTTCGCTTAAACAACCATTTCAATGCTCCAAACGGAAGTATTGTACAGGGCACTGTTTCTGTGACTGGCGTATAAGGGGGCTAACAGATGGCTATATCACGCGCACAACTAGCGAAAGAGCTAGAACCCGGTCTTAACGCCTTATTTGGCATGGAGTACAACCGGTACGAAAACCAACATTCAGAGATCTTCACTACTGAATCTTCAGACCGTGCGTTTGAAGAAGAAGTAATGTTGGCTGGATTTGGTGCGGCACCTACTAAATCAGAAGGTTCTGCAATTAACTTCGACGACGCTAACGAAGCATTCACTGCTCGTTACAACCACGAAACTGTTGCACTTGCATTCTCAATCACTGAGGAAGCAATTGAGGACAACTTGTACGACCGTTTAGGCAGTCGTTACACACGCGCCCTCGCAAGATCAATGGCTCACTCTAAGCAGGTTAAAGCTGCCGCTGTATTGAACAATGCGTTCACAGGTGGTGCTTCTGCTGGTGGTGACGGCGTTGCTCTTTGTGCAACTAACCACCCGTTAACAAACGGTGGAACACTAGCAAACACTCCGGCTGTTGCTGCTGATTTGAACGAAACTTCTTTAGAAGACGCTCTAATCAACATCGCAGGCTTTGTGGATGAACGTGGTCTAAAGGTTGCGTTAC